ATGAGCAGTGAGATCGATTATATTGGCATGGTGAAAAAACAGGTTCGGCTGTTCTACTGCTGTCTGGCGGTGATGTTCTTGGTACCGCTCGGAGCCTGGTCCTCGCCGTGGCTACCTGATGAGATGACGGCCGCCTCGTTCTTCCAGCGAAGTGGGTCCGCGCTGCTCGCAATCGGACTAATCGCAGAACTCGCGGCGGTGCGGGTTTATAGCATCCTCAACCCGAGCGGTTTTGTGGGCAAGGGGTATAAAGAAGCTAAAGAGAAATACGGTAAGTATCCGGCCAGAATGACGTACGCAGTCCTTGTTGCCGTGGCCCTCGGCACCTTGATTAGCGGCTATGGCGATCTCTTCTATGATGGAATCCATCGCGTAGCGGGCTGTCTCATTACATCTTGATGATGTAGTTCACTACCTCGAACGGCTGCAGGTTGGTGGCCGCCCCGGGTGACCCTAACTCCCTGGGCGGTCGCTCCTCTTTCGCTTACTGAACTATGTCGACTGTCACCCCCCCGCGATGATCCCGAAGCGATCCGGGGGTGTGCACGTAATCGTGCCTCCCTCCCCGTCCGGCACCTCTCTCGGCGTCCGGTCATATACCGAATCGTACTTGGCCAGGCACTCAGGATCGTCGAACACCTGAGCGTAGACGGCATCGGCTGTGCCCTTCCCTGTGTACTCCGCCTCGGCCAGCACCTCAACGCCAGGCATGCCCCGCCACCGGCTGGCCTCCTCGTCGCGCAGTCGGACATATGCCATCACAGCATCACCGCTTTTGACCGCCGGCGTCCGAGTGAAACCGGTCACCACCGGCGGCTGGGCGATGGCTCCGTTGTCATCGCGGGCCAGTAGCTCTCGGTGATGGATAGACAGGTGCCCCACCAGGGCTGGGTAATCAGCCACATAAACAATCGCGTCGATCATAATGTCATCGCCTCCGCTTCGCTCTGTGTCAGCACGATGGGATACATTTGATAATCCTTGATGGTGCCGTTCATCCTGTTGTTATTCGCTGACACATTACCTAGCCGTTCTTCTTCCACTGTAGGGAACTGATCAGCGGTCCTTTCTACAGTTTCCCCGTTGATTGTGAGCCTCACCCGATTGTTTTTTGGGTCTACTGACAACACTATCTTTGCCGGATCACCCGCAGCGTAGCCCGGGAAGTCACTCAGATTGGCGAAGGTTTTAACACTACCATCTACCGTCACATACATGGCACGGTCATTATTTGTGGGCAACCCCACTCGGATAGAGTTTGTAAGGCCGCCCTTGTGCAAGAAGAAAACTGATCCAGTGTCGGATTTTTGGCGAGCTTCGGCGTAGACGCTGAAACCATTGGGGTTATATTCATCCCTAAGCGGCTTGTAGATCGAGTCTGTTTCTCGAGTGACTGTCGAACCACTTGTGGGGATATAAGAAGTGACATCACCCTTCTCCAACTGAGGTGATGAGATGTAGAATATATCTCCCACATCCATATTACTGCTTATATTGTAGGAAGCCCCGGAGAATCCGGCCTTATCCGCTACAACTGTAGCATGTACTCTATACCACCCCCCGGGGAGTGGCTGGGCATTTTCATCTATCCCCACATAAACATCACTGTCCAAGATTCGATTTGGACCGGACCATATTCTTATGACACCATTAAATTCTTGATCATGACCATTGGGGTGAATCACGTACGAGAATGTAACTTTTTCTCCTGCCTGATATTCCCGCCCTTGCTGAATAATGCCGTATAACGCACCTGTGCTCGTTCTTTCGATAGCAAATATGTTGTCACCTGTCGGGCACTCAATGTCAGTTGTCAATGTTCTTGTATGTCTCTGCGCACCAAAATCCGACATACCGCTACTATCAGAAAGATCATTTGTCCGAGTTGGCTCAACAGAAATCCCAAGCGGATCGCCTGTTTCGGGATCGTAAGCATATGCAGGCTGGTCACTGGCCACCTCGACCAGCTTGCCATTCGGCCCCCACACCCAGCGCACGCTCGAACGGCTGACATTCCACATATCATGGACGCCGACACCGTGCTCAAGACGGCGCACGCCGGTCATGTAAGTGCGAGTAGCGAAATCGCTCAGCAGCGACGGCACGGGCTTCGTCGTGTTGCGCTGGATGAGACCGAGCAACGCTGCCTCGCGCTCATCGATGGTGCTCTCGGTCTGTGCCTGGGCGGCCAGCAGGTCGTTGGTGGCCTGGGCAATGCTGCCGCCGGAGTAGTTGCGCACCGCGTCGACAAGAGCCGTGTGTCGTGTTTGCAGGTTGCTGATCTCATCCTGCAAAGCGGGATCAAGTTCTGCCATGGATTACACTCCGAAAAAGTCGATGGCGTAGCGAACGTGGCGATCCATTGACGCCAAGCGCCCGGATACTGCCGTCATTGAGTTGTTGAGCGCCTGCTTGGCGTCATCGAAGTCGCTGCGCGCGCCGGTGAGCGTGTCCTGCTCGGCCTGCGCCTCGGCGGCGAGGTTTTGCAGCAGCGTGATAGCCTCGGCATCTGTCATGGAACCTCCAATAAAAAACCCCGCCGTGGCGGGGTTGGTGAGTCGTTTAAATGCGGGAGATCAGAGCATCCATTTCACAGCGACGAGACTCAAAGATGAACGTAGCGTTTTGCCTATCGGAGTATCTCTGGGTATAGCAATAACCACGAAGGCGAAAGACGACACGAATATCTCCGTCCGTCTCTTTCAGCTTTATCGCGACTGTGGTCGAGGCGTTTACCCCCTCGGTTGCGATAGCCTCTGCACTGAACCCTCGAGCGCCATCCTCTCCGTGTATGATGACTGACTCTCTAACGAGATCACCTCCGTCATACACCAAGAGCTCCCCATCAAATTCCGTTCTTGCGGTCGATCTATCGGAATCTTGGAGAAACGCCCTGACATAGTATTGAAGGTCAACATCAAGATTTATATACGCCGATGATGATGGCCCTCTTGCTGTTACTGAGTACGTTCTGTCAATCAGATTGATATACGTCTGCGCTGTGTCACCGTTATAGACATTCTCTGCCCAGAACCTGACACCTTCGGGCTCACTTCTCCAGTCTTCAATAAGTGGGGCATTGGCATCAGTTGTTGATCTTCCCCACACATAATGAATGGTGTTGTGATTACTGTACGCATCAGTGAAAACGAAGGACGGCGCAGAATTGTTAACCGTCAGCCCTCGGACATCGATACTCCCCCGGACGTTGACATCATTCAGCTCTGCACTGCCGTCTTTCCCGAGCTTCCAGCCTGACTGACCAGCCTGGTAATTGGACGACTCCGCCGCGTCGACGACCAGATACTCGCCCTTGATTCGGCCATTGCTGTCGACGATGAAATTTCCACTACCGTCGGTCAGCTTGCCGAACGTCAACTGATCGATCAGGGCCTCTTTCAGCAGCAGGCGACCGTTGTCGAAGATAAACGGCAGATCAGCAGACTCAGGGTCATCCGGGTCGGCGATATACATCCGGTCCGCGACGATGCCGAATTCTGTCTCCTCACCATCATTCGCCAAGCCGATGCCCGTCACCCGGTTATTCACATCGAGGCGCATCGTCCACATTGCATTGATGCGCTCCGCCTCGGCATCGATGCTTGCCTGGGCCGTCTGCTCGACGCTCGCGATGTCCTCCCCGAGTTGGGCCTGCACCGTGTCGATGCGCTGCGCCATCGCCGCATCGGCTCGGGCCGCGACGACGTTGGTAAACACCGGATTGCCCTGGGTCGTGTCCTGAGCCGTGACAACGACGCGCCCCTCGGCAGCACCGGCGGGGGCCGTGAGGCTCGCCGGTGTCGTGGTGCGCCACACGCCATCGGAGGCCTGCGCCATGTCGACGGTATCCGCCGTCGGCCAGCCGACGTTGTTGCCCTCAGCATCCCGCCACTGCACCGACAGCCGCAGCGTGCCATCGGTGCCGGAGCGGGCGGAGTAGTCCATCTTGACCGAATAGACGTCGCCCGGTGAGACGGGCTGCCATTGCCCCGAAACGTGGCGATTACCACCAGCGGTGTGGTTGCGGTACTGAGCAAAGTGCGCAGCCGGGGCCTCGGCGACAATGGCGCCCGCACTGGGATCGCGCTGGATGATGTTGACGTTGCTGGTGTTGACCCACAGCGCCCCATCACCGGCGCTGAACGAGCCATCCGGGGTCAGCGACTGCCCGCGAATCTGGGCCTCCAGTTGAGTGCGCAGCGCAGCATAGTCCTCACCCAGCGAGGCCTCCAGGTCGGTGATGTCCTGGGCCAGCGCGGTGTCGCCATCGGAGCGGGCGGTCTGCTCCTGCTGGATCGCTGACTCGGTATCACCGACTCGTGTACGTAGCCCCGAGATGTCCGAAGCAAGCGCCTCGTCGCCGTCGGCACGCGCCTGCTGTTCCTGAGTAATAGAGGATTCCGTGTCGCTTAGACGCGTCTCAAGTGATGAGGCGCGGCTGGCCAGTGCCTCGTCTCCATCGATGCGTGCCTGTTCCTCCTCGGTGATGCCTGTCTCAGCATCGCCCATCCGGGTTTCCAACGAGCTGGCCCGGCTGGCAAGGGCGGAGTCCGCATCAGCCCGAGCCTTCTGCTCGGCGGTGATTGCCGATTCGGCACTGCCCATCCGGCTGTTGAGGCTGGAGACATCAGACGCGAGCGCCTGGTCGCCATCGATCCGGGCCTGCTGTTCCTGCGTCAGCGATGACTCGGTGTCACCGACACGGGTGTCCAGGCTCGACAGGTCAGAGGCAAGCGCCTCGTCACCATCAACCCGGGCCTGTTGCTCGGTAGTGATCGCAGCCGCGTTGTTGCCAATGCTCGCCTCGAGCTGGTCGGCCCGGACGGCGAGCGCAGAGTCCTCGTCGGTGCGCACCCGCTCCTCAGTGCGGATAGAGGCGCGACGGTTCGCCGTCTCAACGTTGAGGCTCTCAAACTGGATCGCCTCGAGGGCCTCGCCCTCCTGTTGGAGTCGCTGGAGAGCAGCAATCTCGGCGGACTGCTGCTGGTTGTTGAGCGACATGCGGTCCAAAGCGAGTGCATGGGCCTCGTCATCGGTGGCGCGGACCTCGGCCTCCTCGGTGATCGAGGACTCGGTGTCGCCGACCCGGGCATTCAGACTGGACAAGTCCGAAGCCAGGGCCTCGTCAGCATCAGTGCGTGCCTGCTCCTCACTGGTCAGCCCGGCCTCGACATCATCGGTGCGGGACTCCAGCGAACTGGCCCGGCTGGCCAGAGCGCTATCGGCATCCGCCCGGACCTGTTGCTCAGTAGTGAGGCCAGATTCGACATCGCCAACACGCGCCCCCATGCCCTGGATGTCGCTGGCCATGGCGCTGTCTGCATCGGCGCGGACCTGCTGTTCCGTCGTCAGTCCGCTCTCGTTATCACCAACACGAACTTCGAGGTTACTCAGGTCCGACGCGAGCGCCTCGTCACCGTCGATCCGGGCCTGCTGCTCCTGTTGCAGCGCGGCGGTGATCTCCTGGACTTCGCCAGCGATCCGGCGGATATGCACCCGACCGATCACGACGCCCGCACTGCTGCCACTGGTATCGGCCCAGATCGCGATATAGTCGGTGGACTGATTCGAGCCCTCGGGCACCGTCCACGAGAACTCGAACTCGCCCCAGTCGGCCCCTGGTGTGAACCGCTGCCAGCCGCTGTTGCCGACGCTGGCCGTGGAGTAAGCCACAGCAAACTCGGCGGCTGCATTGCTGTCCGGCTGACGGGCGTTCACGGTGACGATGATCTCGTGGCCCTCGAACGCATCCGTGGCACCCGCCGGGACCGAGGCGTAGGTTCCCCCTGTGTTACCGGTTGAGTTGGGACCGCTCGCCGCCGAGGTGATCAGCGCCGACTGAGTTCCAGTGAAAGGATCAGTGGTCTCAGCGGCGATGCTGTCGTCGTTGCCCGGCGTCCACTGATCGAAGTCGTTGCCAGCCTGGAAATTGCTGTTGAAGCGCGGCAGCGAGTCGATCTTGGCGCTCAGCTCGCCGATCTGCGACGCCAGGGCGCTGTCCTCATCGGCCCGGGCCTGCTGCTCGGTGGTGATCGCCGCATCCAGATCGCCGACACTGGCCTCGAGGCTGTCGGCACGCATAGCCAGAGCACTATCGCCATCGATGCGCACCCGCTCCTCAGTGCGGATAGAGGCGCGACGGTTCGCCGTCTCAACGTTGATCGACTCGAAGATGATTGCATCGAGGGCGTCCTGCTCAGCTTGTACGCGCTGGAGAGAGCCAATGCGCAGGTCGTGCTTGTCACTGGTGTCCTGGAGTCCTTCGAGGCGCGTGGCCACGAACTCGTCTTCGGTCCTTCGAGTCTCCGCTTCATCGACGATGGCGGTCTCCGCCGCCTCGAGCCGCTGATCGAGGTCGGCATCGGCAGCCTCGAGGTTGTTGCGAGTGGTTTCCAGGGAGTTCTGGACACTGCTCACCCGGCCATCGAGCCGAGCTGATTCGTCGGCCAGATCGCCCTGGACGGCGCTGACCCGGTCATCCAGGCGGGCCGTCTCGCTATCAAACTCCTGCTGGGTCTGATCGAGGCCGGTCTGGACCCCATCGACGCGCTCGTCGAGCCGTGCCGCCTCATCGCTGAGGTGCTGCTGGGTCTGGTCCAGCTCCCCCTGGATGTCGGTAATCGCGCCCTGATTGACGCCGATCTGTTCGACCCGATCTTGCAGCGCCGGAGCGAGAATCCCCTCATGAATCTCGCCGGAGATGTTGCTGATCACAGCGGCCGGATCGTTGCGAGTCGTCGCCTCAACAGCAGCGAACGCGGATACCCGGGACACCGTCCATTGCCGGACGTAGTAGTAGTACGTAGTGTCCGGCATCAGGTCGGTATCGACCAGCACGGTGCCAACGCTCAGGCGCTGCGCACTGGTCTCGACGTCGCCCAGGGCGAGCGGCGCAGACGAGCGCCAGAATTCATACTGCGCACCGCTGTACAGCCCTTTGGGGATGAGGGTCAGCGAGAAGGTGCCACGACGCTGCACCTCGATGGACTGCGGCACCTGCACGGCCTGGCCAGTGACCGTGAGCGTGGCGGTCTGTGACCACACGGAGGCCATGGAGCCATTGAGCGCCCGCAGTTGAATCTCGTAGTCCAGTTCTTCATCGACATCGCGAATGGTCAGGTTGCCAGACGCCGTGAACGGCCCGACATGCTCCCACTCATCGCTGCCCACGACGCGATAGCGCGCCTCAACCTGGAGGTTCGGCAGCCCGACCTGGGTGTTGAACGCATACGCGACACGGATGAGAGTCGTGAACGAGCCGTCCTGGTTCTGCTGGGCCGCTGTCTCGTCGCCACGCACGCTGGTGATGTGCGGCACCGGCGGGCGAATGCGGTCCGGCGGGATCGGGTTGGTGATGCCCGGATCAAAGACCGGTGCTGTGGTGTAGTCGTAGATGTCCGGCGCGGCATTGACCAGTGTCAGGTCGGCGCCAAAGTCTTCGTTGGGCTGGATTTTCGTGACCTTGGCATCAATGGACTCCTTGCCCATCACGCCATAGATCACCAGGTCGCCCGGCTCGACATCGATGCTGTCAACGGTGGTGAAGGTGTCGGTCTCACCGATCTCGGCACCGGTGACCTGAGTGGCGATCAACTTGGCCTTGCCGGCCACATCATCGACACCGCGCACCGAGATGCCATACGCCCGCTGCTCGGTGTACTCCAGCTGCTCATCGAGCACGACCGTCGTGCCATTGACCTCTTTAACCCGCGCAGAGCCCAGGCCCACCAGGATGGCATCGTACTGGTACAGCACGCGGTTGCCGCGCACGATGGCCAGGTTCTCCCAGTCCATGGATGCCTTGAACGTCTCGGGCCGGAGGATGGCCTGGCGGAGATGATAGTTGCCGTGGTCCCACGCTTCTTCGCTGGACGCCACGCCCTGCAACTGAAAATCTTCGAAGCGAGTGGCGTTACTCTCGTCGTACCCCGGGCGATAGACGATGCGCTCGGCATCGCTCCAGGTATCGGGATCGACGTACTTCACCCGGATACCGTGCGGCAGATCCTTGTACTGTATCGACGAGCTGAACCCGCTGGCGTTGCGCGGCGTGATCGCCTGCACGGTAGGCGTGTTGGGATCGTCGAACACGATGCCGAACCGGCCGTCACGGAACGCGAACGAGCCCTGGCCGGCGGCGGCGATAGAGCGTGCACGATCGAGCACGGTTTCATCGCCGTCGTGGACGTGGTGGTACTCGAGGGGTGAAGCATGGGCGTCACAGAACGCCGCCCAGTTGACGATGTCCTCGAGGTGCAGGCGGTCGTCGCCAATAGGATTGCCGACCTGCTGCCCGGTCATCGCATCGATGTACGCCCAGCCAGGGCTATTGGTCGCCTGCATCACCCAAGCAGACCCGTCCCACACGCGCAGCACGGCTTGAGTGCGAATGCGGAGCTGGTCGATCACGCCGTTGAGCTGGTCGGTCGCGCGAATGCGCAGCGCCAGGAGGAGATGGTTGCCGGTATAAGCCGGGCCGTCTTGAACAGAGCGCAGCACGGACCACTGGCAGTCGGTGTAGATCGCCTGGACGCCACCGTGGCGGGAACGCACACGGGTCACGCGCACGTCGTACTGCCCTTTGGGCACACTCCAACGACGGTTCAAGCGATAGGTGTCCTTGGTGCCCTGGTCGCCACCGATCAGCCAGTTGCCATCCTGGACCGTCCAGGTGGTCGTACCTGCCTCGCGGTATTCGACCTTGAACTCGACATCGAGGCCGGATCGAGTGCCGTTGTCGTTGATGCAGAAGAACCCCTGGGGAAACACCAGGTCGATGCTGATTTCTTTCGTGCCCGGCGCCGTGGTGCGAGTCGCACTGACGTCATCCGGCACCCAGGTATCGGCCTGCGGGTCTCCCTGGGCATTCAGCGCGACACCGATCTGCTCCTCAGCGATGTCCGGCGTCATCAGCGAGAGCTGATCGGGCATGCCGATCTCCCACTCGACGTCCTCGTAATCGCCCAGATTGGTCTCGCCGATGGTGATGGCATCACCGACGTCGGCATCCTTGAGAACGCTATAGCCGTCGCCCACGCGGTGGCCTGCCACCTCCAGCGGCCCATAACCCAGGCACAGCAGCATGCGCAGATACTGGTCATTGCCGGCGATCTCGGTGACCGGGTTCGCCGCCAATTTCGGATACCAGCGCGGATTGCCGTAGACACGCGGCACGACGCCGTATTTGTCGATCTGGTTGCGCGTGCCGGTGATGGAGTTGCGGACATTGGGGGATGTCGGGGATTTCTCGCTCGGCATCTCCGGCGGGATCAACGCATTGACAGCCAGGGTGCCAGCCACAGTAACTGCTGCAGAGGTTGCCGCCGATGCCGCGGCAAAGGCTGCTGTTCCTTCGGCGAACCCCATCGCGGCCGCCGCTGCACCACCGGTATATGCGGACGCCACGGCAACCGCGATCATCGCAATGGCGCGCCCAATACCGTCATCCTCGGGCGTACCGGTAATCAGCACCTGCGCATCGGCGGGCAGCGGCTCGGCCCAACGCTCACGCGGAATCACCTCGCCTTCGATCTGCGCCCGCACGCTCTCCGGCATGTCACCCAGGACAGCGGACAGACTGGTGCCGTCAGGAATCTCGGCGGTATAGAGGTCAGAGCGAACCGGGCTCGGGCGGGCAACAAGCGTGGTCATAGCGATAAAATCCCTCGATGCGGGAGCGCCACTGGGCGGCGCGGTAACTCTCGATACAGGCGTCTTTATGACGGGTGGTGTGCAGCATGTGACCACCACCGATGACGAGGCCGATGTGGTTGGGCTTGCCGTCGACGTTGAACATCACCACGTCCCACGGCTCGGGGTCGGTGACCTCGTGCCACTCGGAGCGGGCAGCGACCATCAGCCGGGACGTGTCGTCGGTCAGCGTGTCGGCGTAGCCGGTGTGCAGGGGTAGATCGATGCCGAGGCGGTCGGCGTAGACGCGGCGGATGATGCCCCAGCAGTCATAGCGCGGCCCTCGACCCCCTGACTCGAACGGCAGGCCGATGTACTCGGTGACGTTGATCATCGGAATAGGCCAGGTGCGGTGCCCGGCGACAGAATGTCTTGCGTCGCCGGCTCGTTGAGGATGTCGAAGGCGTGGCTGATCTGGAGCGACGCCGTCTCGGTGTCGATGTCGGCGCTCATCAGGTACATGCCCGGGATGTGCATCTCACGGGTGACGGTGCCGGCCTTCCAGCGCACGACCTGAATATCGACGCCCGCCAGGCCCTGAATCTGGCGCAGCACCTCGGCCAGGCGACGATCCACGTTGCTCACCTTCACCGTGGCCACGGCCTCGCGCTCTTCGTCCTCGGCGGGTGGCGTGAACTTGAACGGGAACGCCTCGTAGAGCTGTCCGTCGTAAGTGATCGCCTCGGTGTTGTTCACCAAGCGCAGGGGCTCGGACAGACTCGGATGCGTGAACGTCAGCAAAGCGAACACAGCGGCATCGGTGTTCTGCGCGAACATGTCACGCAGCCCCTCGGCGCTGATCTGGCGAATTGACATAGGGGCTCCAGAAACAAGAAGCCCCGCTCGAGGCGGGGCATGGATGGGTATTCAGATCGGGGCATCTGGTTGCAGGGAGAACAGTGATGGCAGATGATCGGTTCAGACTGGGCACTTGAAACATCCCGAAGACCACAAGGAAGACAAGTCATGAATCGAGCTTTACTGGGAGCCGGGCGCCTGGGGCTTCGCCACCTCGGCTGGATTACAGCAGGCCTGCTTATCAGCGGCTTCGTCGTGGCGGCGGATCAGCAAGCCTCCGATGAGGCCCGGGAGACGGTAGATGGACTGATTGCACAGGTAGAGCAACGCCTATCCATTGCTCCCGATGTGGCCATGGCCAAATGGAACTCCGAGGCACCGATCAACGTGCCAGAGCGTGAGGCACAGATTCTGAAACGAGTGGTGGAAGAGGCGCAGCATCAGGGAGTTGACCACCAATTGGCTCGCGCCTTCTTCCAGGACCAGTTCGATGCTAGCAAGGCGGTCCAGAAGCAATTGCATCAGCAGTGGCAGAAGGAATCGCAACCACCTTTCGACAATCCACCGAACCTGGCCAATGACATCCGTCCCCAACTGGATACTTTGACCCCTCAATTGATCCAGTCCCTATACGAATTCCAGACGTTTGAAGGCGAATCAGCAGCACAGCAATATCTCGAGGAAAGTGCAGCCAGAGCTGTGGCGAATAACGAGTATGCCGAGGCACTGGAGATAGCACTGTCGTCACTGCGCGACGAGTGATTCGCGCCTTACGGCTGGATCTCGAGGGTCATGGAGAGGCGCCATTTCTGGCCGGCAGGTTCCATATTATACGGCGGGTCTCCCTTGATCAGGACTGACTCAACGCCAGCTCGAGGCCGCGGCCAATCAAACGGCAGCGCGCCGCCGGCGATGTCGTTGTTGAGCCAGTCCAGAAAGGTCTGCCGCTGGCTACTCGTAAGGAAGTAAACAACTTCGGCATCCGTGGTCGTGGCTGTGGAGCGGCGGCGTGTCTTCGCCGGACCGACATCCATTGGCGACCGGATGACATTGCTCTGTGGCGTCTCCGCGTATTCCTTGATCAAGGGGTGCTGAGGCAGCGATGCAGGCCATGTGGGCATGACGGCTCCTTATCAGGTGGATTGGCGGCGTGCTCCGAAGCGGCGCATAGGGCGGTCCATCTCGCCACTGGAGAACATCCCGTGAACGGTGCTCCTGACTTTCCGCTCGATGTAGAGATCAATCTGCCGGGTGCCGCCCTGGCCTTGAGATTCCTGGCGAGTGACTTGCGAGCCACTATCGGTATGGACGTTGACAACGACGCCGCCGAGCCCGCCTGAGCCTGACGAGCCGCCACCCACGAATCCGCCTTTTGCGTAGGCTCGATTGGAGTTGAGCGCCTCGAGCATCGGGCGGACGCCAGGCCGTGAAGTGGCCTGGGCGTTGACCACGAATTCGCCATCCGAGAGCCGGGCCGGAATGGAGTCACTTGTACTGGTGCCGGGGCCTGAGACATAGCCACCTGATGCGGCTGTCACGACACTGCCGGCCCATCCTGAGCCACCGTAGGAGCCACCACCGCCAAAGCTGAACAAACCGCCCCAATCGAAGCCATCTAGCGCACCAGAAAGTGCATCGGTCGCTGGCTCTGTGATGCTCTTACGAATCATGAGGCGCTGGATGTCCTCGGCGATACCTTGGAGGACCTCTCGGAACCCCTCGCCTTCGACAATCGCATCTTCGAATGCCGAAGTGAATGTCATGCCCAGCTCTCGGGCGGCATCGTTCGTTTTGTCGAGCTGCTTGGTATCGTCGGGGCTGAAGCCGTAAGCGTCCTGCCAGCTCTCGTCGCTGCGCATGGACTTGCGAAGGCGTTTTTGGGCATCTGACAGGTCATCGATCAGGCCGATCTGACGAGCCAGTTCCAAGCGCTCCATTTCTTCCCGGAACTGACGCTGCGCGGCGCGGACCGGATAAAGCTCGTCGATCAGACCTTGGTATTCCTCGGAGATCCCCTTCAGCGCCTCGCGGCGCTCCTTGGAGCTTCGCTTTAAGAGTCTGACTTGTTCCTGCGACCCCTCCTCGGTGAACCGTCGGATCAGCGCGTTCCGTTCCCGATATTCACGCTCGATGGTCTCGCGCTCGGTTTCGAGCTGCTTCTTCAGGGCTTCGAATCGCTTGCGGGCCTTCTTGGCGGCGTCAGAGGATCCACCTCCTCCACCGCCGCCATTGCCATCTCCATCACCGGACCCGCTACCTCCGGCGTCACCCAGGTTATCCAGTGACTCCTGCAGGCTCTCGATGCCGTCCTTTCGGGCCTGGATCTGTACTCCAAGCTCGTCGAGCTTCTCGTATTCCGCCCGACGTTCGTCGGCGCCCGGTCCCATAACCATGGACTTGCGGAACGGCCCAGGCGTGTTGTTCTCGTCATTGATCTTGTCGATCTCGGTACGAGCATCCTCAGCCTGCGTTTCCAGATCGGCGAGCTGCGCCTTGTATTTGGCGATGCCGTTCTCAAGCGCTGCACGGCTGTTGCGATCGATAGACTCGGTAAGGTCGTCAACCGCCTTCTCGGCCCGGCGTGACGGGGCGAGCATCTCATCCAGCTCGTCGTGGTACATGGCCAGGCCGGCAGCAGCGATGACCGCCACCCCCATCGGGCCGCCAATCAGCGCCAGAGCGCCTTTCGCCATTCGACTGGCCGCCGCCATGCCCCGGGCGGCAACTGTGGCTCTACTCATAGCCGCAGTGGCGGCATTGGTAGCTGCCGTATGCGCTCCGGCTGCCTCGGTAGCACGAACACGAGCCACGCTCAGTTGCTGCAGGGCGAACGCATGCGCTGACGTGCCTCGGGTGGCCTGCTCCTCAGTCTTGGCACTTGCCAGTAGCGCCATGGCCGCAGTTCTCTCGGCTGCCGTGCGCCGGACGACCTGCTGGGCGGCAGTTGCTTCAGCTTTGGCGTCAGCAAGGTTGGCAGCCGCCTTCTTCACGTACTCAGCAGTGGTGGCCTGTATGGATTGCAGGAGCCGGCCGCCGACTACAGACGCCGCCATGGCCGCCACCTGGGCTACGGCATCAATGTTGTCGGAGAGAATTACTAGGGCTTCACCGGACTCCCGCACCACCGTGGTTACCGCGCCTGACTCGCCTATGAACTGGGTCAGGTTGTTGGCGGCTTTGACCCAGTTCTGCGAGAACGTGGCCATCGTCTGGCCAAACTCATCATTGATCGTTCCAGAGAAGTTCTGGACGGCCCGGATCAGCAGGTCGGAGGTAATGCCACCCTCAGCGGCGAAGTCGCGCAGCTCTCCGCGAGCCTTGCCGGTCTCCTGCATGACCGCTCGCATGATGATCGGCGCCTGCTCGCTGACCGCGTTGAACTCTTCGCCACGCAGTGCGCCGGAGGCCAGCCCTTGGGATAGCTGGCGAATCGCGTTCTCGGCTTCTTGGGCCGACGCCCCCGAGGCAGCAAAGCCCTTGTTGATAGTGTCAGTGAGCTTGATCAGCTCTTCTTGCGACGTTCCTAGTGTCCGGGTGGAGCGCCATAGTCGGGAGTAGAGCTCTGCTGTAGCGCCAATGCTGGCCCGGCTCTCGTTTGCCACCCGCATGAGACGTTCGGTGACATGCTCAAGCTCGGCATGTCCATCGGTGACGATGCGCAGGCGGTTCTGCACGCTGGTCCAGGCGTCGGAATACCGGACGACCTGCTGCACCGCCATGGCACTTGCCACAGCAGTAACGAGAGTTTTCAGTTGTCCCAGAGAGTCGTTCAGGTTGTTGACGCTGTCATCTGTCCGGTCGAATCCCTGCTCCATGCGACGAGTGGAGCGGTCTACCTGCCGCTCGGCCTGCAGTAGCCTTTGGGTCTGGGCATCGACCGTGTAGTAGATGGAGCCGACTGATTCCGACACGTTTCCTCCGGGCACAAAAAAGCCCGACGCTTGGCCGGGCTACATAATTGGTTGCTTTGCTTGGCGATCAGTGGAGCGACATGTTCCCCACGGTGCGCTGCCCCTGGAATCGACAGATCGCTGTTTTATCCGACTCGTCACCAATGCCGTTGGTCACGGTGAAGTCCTGCTGAACTCGCACAACGTTTGAGTCCGTCACTTCACTGCCGGTACCGGAGATGGTGTGAATGTCCAAGTCTGCCGCTTTCGAGAATTCATCTCGAATCATGTCTCGGCAGCCATTGATCTGATCTTGCGTCGCGTTGCCTTCACCGTCTCCAGGCTGCTTGTCTTCGGAGCTGAACCCAGCTTCTATATCCGCCTCACTGATGTAGAAGCGAGACTGGTCGGCGCAGTCCACATAAAACACCAAGCTGCCGGCAGTGCTCCGGCTGCTCGATGGGGCGGCATCTACCACCTCACCACACATCCCCTTTCTCGCGACTGTCTCAGCCGCTTGAAGAACCCCATCATTGATCCGGGCAAACGCATCAGCGCCCACCGCTTGATACAGGTCGGGGAATGACTCGCGGTCATATCCTTGCCAGATGACGTTGCTTAGGTCGGGCGCCACCTGCTCACCCTGCCCTGAATCTGCATCACTGTCGCTACACCCCGCCAGCGCAAACGCTGCCAGTACCAGAAAAACCCAACGTCCCATGCATCCTCCGTTACACCATACTTATAATGGCCATAATTGCAGCGTGGCAACAATGGCACATAACGTGAAGCACAAGACTTCAATCTAGATATTCACTCAAGGTCGATTTAAGCCTATCACGATATTGAAATATATCAGCAACACCCTGTATGTCGAACCTTTCTTCATTCTTCTCAGTAAAGAAGCCAACGCGCTTCACACTTTTGGAATTGAAGTGAAGGCGGCAAATTGGTTTCCGGTTATTGTCGTCCAGCAGGATAGCGCAATATGTTTTGGCGTCCCTCATGACGATTCGGCTGATATCAGCGCTCTCGGAAAGAATAGACCTAACAATGTTATAGGCATCAATCTCCTCTTGGGTGGTGACAATGCCATCATCATCTTTTTCGTCTTCTCGCCCCTGGGGCTCCTCTTCGGCTTCCGATGCATCCCCGCCGGCATTGCTAGCCAGAGCACCTCGCAGTCGTTGAGCCACTTGCTCTTGAATATATAGCCTGCAGGCATCCTTAATGATAGGGGTAAAGTCCTCAACCACTTGGCGTGTCTGTCTGCCATCGTATATCTGACTGACGATGAATTTTATAAATTCTTCGGGTGCCTCATGGAAGACTGAATCTATAGCCTGCTTAGCCAAATTTGTGTACTTCAGGCGGTTCGCTGTACCAAGAATAGAGTCGATATCGAAATTCGGCTTAGAAAACTTCTTAAGCTCATCGATATCTTGATCGCTTAACTCACCAAGATTAAACGTAAAAAAAGGGCGATTATCTAGCTTATTTTCTGAATCCAGATCTGAATAAAACCTGTACTCAAAACCATTCGTAAGAATAGCAAATTTTGCATCAGTACAAGCAAAGTATCTATACAACTGGCTGTACTGAACGTTCGACAAATCTGTACCAATAGGCTTGCACTCAACCAAGATTGAGAGCGCCCCATCAGTCCTTATCGCAAAATCGACCTTCTCCCCTTTCTTGGTGCCAACATCGGCGGTAAACTCGGGAACCACCTCTCGTGTGTCGAAAGGGTCGTACCCTAGAGCCCCAATGAATGGCAGCACTAGCGCCGTCTTGGTCGCCTCCTCATTATTGATGTGGCCAGCTTGCTCTTGCCCGCGGCGAGCGATTCCAGAAAGTTTTTCCTTCAGCTCCATGGTAGAGCCTCCCTTGCGTATTGTTAGCCGGCCGCCTTGGTTGGCGGCTCTCTGATCAGCGTATCGCAGGGAGGCAAGAGGCGCCATAGGGTAAAGAAAGCCACACCTGGCCACCCATGGCTCTTCATCTATTTCAGTGGGTTAGGTGTCATTTCCAGCCCGCCGAAATGAAACAGGATCGCCGTCTTGAAACGTGCTTTGCTGCGGTATCCCTTGGCCCTGACTCTCAGTCCCCGAATCTTGCCGTTTAATGCCTCGGCCAGCCCGTTGGAAACTCTCAGCCGCATGGCGTTGAGAATGCCCCAGAGCTTCTCTTCCACTTGCTCGGCGACGGTCACCACCGGCCGAATATCTGAGGCCTTGGCTAGACGAATCCACTCTTGCCAGGCGGCTCGGGCACCTCGCACGCGATTGCCCTTCCAGGTCTTCCG